GAGAATGTAGCAGAAGATAAGTTGGGTATTCTTGAACCATTGAGAGCAAATTTAGTATTGGCACAAGCAGGTGTTTCTTATATGACAGGACTTGTAGGTAATGTTTCTATTCCTGTTTATTCTGGTTCAAATGTAGGTTGGGCTGGTGAAGTTGATGCTGCTTCTAATGGCGGTGGTACATTCTCAGAAGTAAACCTAGAGCCTAAAAGACTTACTGCATATATCGACGTATCTAAGCAATTCTTAATTCAAGATTCTAATTCTGCTGAGGAAATGCTAAAGAGAGATATTGTTTCAGCTATTGCCAACAAACTTGAAGCTACTATTTTGGGTAGTGAAGCTGGTGATGCAAAGAAACCTGCTGGTATGCTTAATGCTGTAGTAGCAGATAGCAATGCTATCACTTACAAGGATATTGTTAAGATGGAAGCTGATTTGGAAGCTAAGAATGTGAGAGGTGATATTAAGTTTATTGTTTCACCTTCTGCTAAGGCTGATTTAAAGACTACTGACAAGGGTACTGATACTGGTAAGTATCTGATGGAAGGTAATGAGGTAAACGGTTATCCAGTTCTTTCTACTTCTGCTGTAGCTGGTAAGGGTGTAATCTTCGGTAATTTTGCTGATTTGGTTATTGGTCAATGGGGTGGAATTGATTTAACAGTAGACCCATATACACAAGCTGCTAACGGTAAAGTAAGACTTGTTATCAATGCTTACTTTGATGCCAAGCCTAGAAGAGCAGAAGCATTTGTTAAGAAGGTTCTTAAAGCCTAATTATAGTCTATTTAATAAGTAGTAAGCTATGTATATAACTTTAGAACAAGCTAAGAAACACCTGCTGGTAGATGAGGATTTTAGGGCAGATGATATGTACATTCTGGACTTAATAGCTGTAGCAGAGGATTCAGTATCTAAACATTTAGACATAGCTTTAGATGAATTAGAAGTAGGTGGTACTTTACCACCTGCTATAATTCACGCTATGTTACTAATGATAGGTAATCTTTATGCAAATAGAGAACCTGTTAGTTATGGTACAGTAGTTAAGAT